CTTATATACGTCAGAAATACTTAAAGAGCTTTGGCCGTTTGGTTACAGTTCTATTGGTGATGTTAACTTTGAGTCTGCTGCTTATGTTGCGCGATATATTATGAAGAAAATTAATGGTAAAACCATTAATGAAAACCACGAAGTGGTTGATGCTGAAGCGCATTATCAGTATTGTGATTTAGATACTGGTGAGATTATTCAACGAAAGCCTGAGTTTAATAAGATGTCGTTAAAGCCTGGTATTGGCCAGGCTTGGTTTGATAAGTTCATGGATGACGTTTATACGTCAGATTCTGTTGTGGTGCGTGGCAAGAAGTGCCGACCACCACGTTTTTATGATAATAAGTTTAAAGAGTTGTTTCCTGAAGAGTTTGATGGTATACAATATAAAAGAGAACTTGATGGTCGTTCTCGCTCGGAAGATAACACTTTAGAGCGTTTGGCTGTAAAGGAAAAGGTCGCTTTGGCTAAGTTATCTTTGTTAAAACGTAAGTTATAGGAGTTATTATGAAGTTAGTTATTGTTTCGATTAAAGACCGTGCAGCGGATGCGTTTGGCAGACCTGCTTATGTTGCTACCGAAGGTGTAGCTATTCGTCAATTTAGCGATGAGGTTAATCGTTCTTCAGAGGATAATCAGATTTATGTTCATCCGGATGATTTTGATTTATACTATTTGGGCACTTTTGATGACAATACTGGTGCCTTTGATTTGTTGGCTTCTCCTAAGCAGATTTGTTTAGGAAAGCAGGTTAAGATTCGTGAGACTGAGTAAGTTTTTTTAAAACCGTATCACTCGTAAGAGTGGTACGGAATACTTCGGGAGATTAAATATGCACCGTAATAAGTCAGTAAGTTCGCATCAATTTGCGATGATTCCTAAAGCGGAAATTCCGCGTTCAAGTTTTGATACGCAGTATGCGCATAAAACTACTTTTGATGGTGGCTATTTAGTCCCTATCTATTGTGATGAAGTTCTTCCTGGTGATATGCACAACGTTAAAGCTACGTTGTTTGCTCGTTTGGCTACGCCATTATTTCCAGTTATGGACAATTTGCATCTTGATACTTTCTTTTTCTTTGTTCCTAACAGACTTGTTTGGAACAATTTGGTCAAGTTTATGGGTGAGCAAGCGAACCCAGGTGATTCTATTAGTTATGTAGTTCCACAGATTACATCTACTGCTGGTGGTTATACAGTTGGTTCTATTTTTGACCATTTTGGTCTTCCTACAGCTGGCCAGATTACTGGCAGCAATACGGTCACGCATAATGCGTTGCCGTTACGAGCTTATAATTTAATTTATAACGAGTGGTTCAGAGACGAGAATTTACAAAATTCTGTTACTGTTCATAAAGGGGATTCAGGGGATACTCCCTCTGATTACACGATGAAACGTCGTGGTAAGCGTAAAGATTACTTTACTGGAGCTTTGCCTTGGCCTCAAAAAGGCGAAGCGGTTACTTTGCCATTAGGTACTAAAGCACCTATTGCTTCAGATATTCCTAATGCTTATGGTACTGCTTCTTTTAGTTATTTGAATACAAATTCAAATACTTATTTGAAATTAGCATCTAATTCTGATGATTTAGGTAATACCACTAATTCTGGTTCTGCAGCTAATTCATTGTATGCAGATTTGAGCGAAGCTACTTCTGCTACTATTAACCAGTTACGTCAGTCATTTCAAATTCAGAGATTGCTTGAGCGCGATGCGCGAGGTGGTACACGTTATACAGAATTGTTACGTGCTCATTTTGGTGTGACTCCTCAAGATTATCGTTTACAACGTCCAGAGTATATTGGTGGAGGTTCGACTTATGTCAACGTTAACCCAATTGCGCAGACTTCTGCTACTTCGATTTCTGGTGGTGCTACTCCGCTTGGTAACTTGGCTGCAATGGGTACTGCGTTGGCTAGTGGACATGGTTTTACGTATCATGCTCAAGAACATGGATATATCATAGGTCTTGTGTCTGTACGTGCTGATTTAACATATCAGCAAGGTTTACCTAAGATGTGGAGTCGTGAGACTCGTTATGATTTTTATTTCCCTGTATTTGCTCATTTGGGTGAGCAAGCTGTGCTTAATAAAGAGATTTATGTTACTGGTACTTCAACTGATGATGATGTATTTGGATATCAGGAGCGTTGGGCTGAATACCGTTACAAACCTTCGCAGATTACAGGTTTGTTTAAGTCAACCAGTTCTGGCACTATTGATGCGTGGCATTATGCTCAGAAGTTTACTTCTTTGCCAACGTTGAACAATACGTTTATTCAGGAGACCCCTCCTATTGAGCGTACAACTGCGGTAGGTTCTAGTGCTAATGGTCAGCAGTTTTTAATGGACGCATTTTTTGATTGTAAGATGGCTCGTCCAATGCCAATGTATAGTGTTCCTGGCTTGATCGACCATTTCTAATTGTTTTATATAACCTCGGAGAGTCGAAAGACTCTCGAGGAAACAACCGAAGGGCGTTAGTATGGGTTTGTTATCTAGTTTAGGTGGTATTGCTTCAGTAGCAGGTGTTGCTACTGGACAACCTTGGTTAAGTGCTGCAGGTGCAGCACTTGGTGCTATGCAATCTCAGAAGTTCAATGCTGAGCAAGCTCAGATTGGACGTGATTATCAGACTGAGATGGCTAATACGTCGTTTCAGCGACGTGTAGAGGATTTAAAGGCTGCAGGCCTTTCGCCTATGTTGGCTTATTCACAAGGTGGTGCTGCAGTGCCGCCAGGCGCTACGGCTAGTACTGCAGCTAATATTGGTGAATCTTCGGCTTCGTCCGGTTCTACTGCTCGACAGATTAATATTAATCGTGAGCAGGCTTTATCTCAGATTCAGTTGCAAGAACAACAACAAAATTTGTTGGGTTCGCAAGCTCTTAATTATGATTCTGATACCGCTTTAAAGCAGTATGAGTTGGCTAGTATGATGCCAGCTCGTTTAAAGAACCTTATGCAAGATACTTTAACTAAAGGTGCGTATGCAAGAGCAAGTATTGCTAATGCACGCACTACAGAGTATCTTATGCCGGAGGCAATGAAAAAAGGTTCTGCTTGGGCATCACAGGCCGGTACGGCTGCTGCTTATGGCGGTTTGGTTAAACAAAACACCCCAGGTGTTCGTTTGGGACCCTTTGGGAAATTTGGAGTGGAATAAATGAAAGACAAATTACCTTTTGTACGTAATCCGTACAATTATGATATGGCTCTTGTTTCTCAAGAGACTGGTCTTGCTTGTAAAGACCCGAGTTTAGCTCAACAACACATGAAGGATGAATGTGACATTAATGTGATTATTGAGCGTTTTGGCGTTACTGGCCAATTGCCAGTAAGAGCCATAGAGCCGTCATACGGCGATTTTAGCGGTGTCAGTGACTATCACACCGCATTAAATAAAATTAGAGCAGCTGATGAAGCATTTATGGCATTACCGGCCAAACTTAGAGCTAAGTTTGACCATGACCCTAATGCGCTGCTTAATTTTTTAGAGAATGAGGCGAATAAAGATGAGGCCATTCAGTTAGGTCTTATTGATGGTCAGCCGGTGGCTGAACCTATCGTTTCTGCAGTAGAAACACCTAAGCCAGACGCGTAAGCGGATGGCAGCACAGTTACTTTACTTGATGTAACTGTGCTAGGTGACACCAAAACCACATTTTTAACTACGGAGTGCAATGTTATGAGCCTATATCGTAAACCAATGAGCAAGCATGGCGCAGCGAAGAAATTTCGTCGTGGCGTAAGCAAGACAAAAGCAATTAATATGCGTACTTCACCACAACGTGGTGGTTTTAGACTTTAATCAGTATGGCGTGTTATAAGCCCTTAACGGCTTATCAATGCGCTGACAGGTCTATAATTTGGCGTGAAATGCCAGGGGCGGATGTTGTCCGTACCCTATCATTGCCTTGTGGTCAGTGTGTTGGTTGTCGCCTTGAACGCTCACGTCAGTGGGCGGTTAGATGTATGCATGAGGCACAAATGCATACTAGTAATTGTTTTATTACTTTGACATATGCTCCAGAGCATTGTCCTAA